TTTCTCATCATCATTAGATTCAATAAGAGTCTTAAGTATTTTTCTTTCAGACTCAGTTAAATCAACATATTTTTCATTGTATTTGTCCACTAATATTGAAGATACCATACTAATTGGTAATCCATGTGATTCGACAATTTCTTTTGGTTTGTTATTTAATATATAATCCACAATACCTTTAGTTGCTTCAATAATCGTATCTATAGTTTCTGGTTTTCTTTTTGTAAAGATAAGTGTTGCTATATTCTCGTGTAACGTTTTATTGTCATACTCCATATCCTCTTTCAATAATTCACCTTTATCACATAATGTGATGAAAGAAGATAAATTTTCATTAGCTTCAATTATTTTCTTTTTTTCAAATTCAGAGAATAAACTAATATTTTCTTTAACATATTGAGTTGCTATATCTCTATCAGATTCTACTTTATTTTCTATATTTGAGATAACCAAAAACTGAGTTTTTAATATTTCATTTTCTTTCACTGTTTTAACGTATTTCTTGAATAAATCCAAAGAAGCAACATCCTTTGTTGCTATACCCTCTGAAACTAATTCATTGAATACGTTCTTAATCTTACCAAAGTTTTTCATCCTTTCCGTTTAATTAATAAATATCATTATTTAACACAAAAAGTAATTATTCATCTAACATTTTATTAATATCATTAATCATGCTATTGATTGAGTTGTTTACCTTTACGTTTTTATCATAAATTTTAACCTTTTCTTCCTTAACTTTCTCTTCTGGTTTTATTGATTCTAACAACGTAACAAATCTACCTTGGTATTTTTTAGTCCTATCGTCTAATTTCTTTTTAAGTGTTTCTTTTCTTTCAGTTAATAACTTCTCAGTTTTCTTAATTGATTCAGCAACTGTTTCACCACCAAATTCTTCAGCTGCACCAGCTTCAGCACCAGCCTCAGCGGACTCAGCACCACCTTCAGCACCACCTAATCCACCTTCAGCTTCACCTTCTTCACCACCTTCTTCACCACCAAAGTCTAAATCTTCACCAGACATACCTCCGCCTCCGAATGAACCACCAAGACCTCCGCCTCCGCTTCCACCTTCAGCACCACCTTCAGCACCTTCAGCACCACCACCACCACCTTCTAAAGCAGCTTTGTAATCACCGTATATTCTATCAACTATGTCAAACATACCAGTGTGCTTGATAACAGCACCAGTGTTAGCTAATTCAGCCGCAGCTGCTTTCTCCATACGTTGTTCAAGTAAGTCTTGTTTAATCTCATCATCAGACCATCCTAAGATTTCTCTGTGTGCACGAGTCATTGACATAGGTGCAAAACCATTACCAGCATCAGATACAGCATCTTTGTAAAGTGTGACTTTAAGTTGTGTGTGTTCAACTTTAAGCATTTCAGCTTGTGTTGATGGATTATTAAGTGTTAATGTGAAGTTATCTAAATCTTCTTCAAAACCCAATATGTATAAATGTATAATTGCAATCTTGTTAAGTTCTTGCAACATAGATTGTTGAATTCTATTGATTGTTCTAGAGAAACGAATATCTTGCATTGCTAAGTTCTTACCGTCACCAGATGCTTCATCAAAACCTAAGAATGGTTTTGGTACACGTAAAGATGTAAATAGATTACTTCTTAGATATTCAATATCAGCAATTTGGTCAAGATTTGATGCTCCTGGAAGTGTTTCAATTGGGTTAGGTGCGTTTTCTGAACGAACTGGTATAAAATAATCTTGGTCGTTTGATAATTGATTGTAACGTAAATCCATTTGACCAGTTTGTGGGTCAGTAATTGGCATACGTTTGAATCTATCAGCAATTGTGTTTACGTATTGTTCAACATCAGCATCATCAATGTTACCCACATAGATTTTATATACACGTCTTTCTGGGGCTCTAGTTACACGATATACCAACATACTATCTTCTGATAAGATAAGTTGTTTCCAAATACGTCTAGACTTCTCTAATACAGATGTACCGTAAGGTAAACGTCTATCATCACCAGCCAAACGGAAGTGAGCGATTTGCCATGAATTAAATTCAACATCACGACCTCTCCAGAAGAATTTAACTTTGTCTGTTGAAGTATTAGTTTCAGCTGTATTCATAGTTTCTCTACCAGAAATCATATCAAATAAACCAGTCTCCCTACGTTCCATTTCGTAGTTAGGCAATTGTTTACCACCAACAATACCATGTCTATCGTCGATATTCATATAAACGAAGTTATCACCATATTTCACCGTATTTCTTGTCCACATAGGCAAAGAGGTATGAATATCTAATCGATTGAAGAATAAGTCTTCTAATATACCTTTAACTCGTTTGCTATCAGAATAAATATTAAGCATTCTACCTTTTTCATTTAGAGTTGTTGATTCTTCCATCATAACGTCCAAAGCCGCTGCTATGGTTGGGTAAAATTCCATGGCTTCAAAATCCGAATAAGAACCAATACGTGTTGTTTCATAGTTGATTGATTGTTGGAATAACCCACTTTCAACTTTCTTCCATACTTGTCCTAAGTATTTGTTTTGTTGTGCTTGTAGTTTAGCTGTTTCATATTCAGCCTTGCTATCAGTTTTAAGCAAATCACCACCACCAATATTGAATCTTTGTGTAGTTTGTGCTTGTCTTTGTGTTTGTTTAACGTTGTTAGGATTTAATACTTGTCCTAATTTTTGAAATATTGTTAGATTTCTATTATCTGCCATAATTTGTTTTTATTTAAATATAATGTTTTTTTTAATAAATTAAAGACTTTATTGAACATAATCACACTGAACATATGCGTCATGACGAGCAAGCCCATTAACAACTGACACATTGTATACGTATTTTGTTATCCAATCTTCACCTTGTGAATATGGTGTTGCTGTACAAAAATAACTTCCAACACCACCTCCTCTAATACTAGCGTTACCACTAGTATTATTTGGTGGTGGTGACCACTGATATAAATCACCGCCACTTGGTCTGCTTTGAATAAATACTCTACTACCTAAACTCATTTTATTATCTCATTTTATTATTCCCACCAAATAACCACATGTATTGACCAGTAGGGTCTTGTACATTTTTATATGCAGCATGTTGAGGGTTTATTTTTGTTACTGTTTGTTTTGTTACTGGGTCAATAGATTTAACGGTAGGGTTTGGGTTATTTGAGCCACCCAACCAACTATTTAACATTGCCTTGTTTTGTTTTTCAAGCCTCTCTAGGTTTTTAAATGAATGCTCAACAACCCATAAACACATAGCCAATGACATGATTAAATCATCATGATATCCTTCCATGTGGTCTGGTCTACCATTTTTATAGATAAATGTTTTTAATTCAGATGTTAACCTAACAGAACGAATCTTAATAGCATCAGTTCTAATCTTATACTCTAAGTTTGCAATCATTGGTAAACGTACACTTGTTGCTTGAAAACCTGGTATTTTATCACCCTTTCCGTAGTTAGCAATTTCTCTCTGTCTTGAAGAAAGTATCTTACCACCAGCAACATCATAATGTAATCGCTTATAATCAAATTCTAATAATTTCAATACTGTTGAAACACCCATACCACCAGTAATATCGACTACCGTATATGCTTTATACATCTCACCGTACTCTTCAACAATTTGAGCTAATAAATCTGGTTGTATTTTACCTTGGTACTCCATAACTTGTTCCATAGTAGTGAAATCCAATATAACAATGGTAGAAGCATCTTCACCGTCACCTCTCGAAACGTCACAGCCGAGAATGTATTGATGACCCTCTTGTGGTTCTTCCCAAATCCAAATTTCATCTTCAGCACCCAATGTAAGTATAGGGTCTTTTACGTTGAATTTGTTTTGGTATTCAATATACTCTTCATCTATAACATTACCACCAGAACCAATGAATGATACATCCAACTCTTGTGCAATCATCTTAGCATCATTGTTCATACCCCTACACATCTCTTCATACCAAAATGATGTAGGCTTCCAACCATCATCAATCATTCTGTTATATGAATCAAATGTAAATTCGTGTTCAGTTACTTCCTCATCACCCTTAAGCCATTTAAGACCTTTATTGTATCTTAAATCCTCATACCATTTCATTTCAATGATATTGAAGTTATTCTTTTTCTTTTTAGCTTGGTCGTATGTGTTATAATATAATGCATCCATACCTTTTGGTGTTGAAATAA